GCGTAAACATGGCATTGAACTCGCCTTGTCTAACCTGAACGTAGGTATTATTAAAGATTTCGTATGCGTCCCTGATTTCGGTTCGGCTTCCAAGCTGCCCCTCCGTCTTGATTCCCATAAGCGCCGGGGAAACGATCTGATGGCAAGCGAAAATCTCTTGCTGGATCAGGTTGTTTATGTTCGTGAAGTCCTCTTTCGTCAGCATGGTTGTTCCCAAGTTGACGATCTCCGCACTATTTTCACGCGATGGATTGAACATGATAACCACGCGCTTGCCGTCTGAACCAGTAAACTTTTTAAGCAGCGACCTTTCAACTTCGCCTTGCTTTTCTTCGTGTGGTGTTCCGTTGTTAAGGTTGATTAAAGTCGAACCGACAAAGCCTTGCTTGGCATTGCCCAAAATGTGGCGGCTGACTTCGATATCTGATTCAATGTAGTTTAATCCCTGAAAGTAAGATGGCAGCGGATAGGTTTCACTTAAATTGTTGTACGCTTTAACGTACAGAATCTGACTGCCGTATTTGTCATTGGTGTTGAACGCCGGATATTCGCGCGGCTTTTCTTTGTAGTCAGCCCAGTCGTTTTTTACGTAGTATGTTTTCAGGTCTTTAGAAACGCGAACCTTCGCGAAGTCGATGTGATACACTTCAGCAATTTGTCCGATTCTATTCCAAATTATTTGAAGGTAATAACCGCGAAAAAGTTCGTCATCGTTGACGCACTTCTTCAAAATGTTGTTCCAAGATTCGCCACGACTATTCGCAAGACCGCCATCCTCAAAACCTTTGCCGTAAATGTAGGTACACTTGCTTTTGACGATAGCGCCGTGCTTTGGCGATTCGTTGTAAAGGTCAATCAGATATTTTGGGTAATTGTTCAGCTCGCCAAACTCAACCCAGCCCTTGCCCCTCTTTTCTTCAAACTTTGGTTGAATCGCCCGGTCAAACTTCAGAACGATGTGTTTATAGTTATCCATTGTAAGCTATGAATGTATTAGTTTGCCCTTCGTATTTAGTCGGCTCGAAGGTTGAAGCCGGGTAAAGATACATATATCCTGATTCCAAAATAGGATATTGACCAACAGGCGGAACAACTTCTTCATCCGGAGCTTGTTGAATCGTGTACGTCCACATTCCTTCGGTTGAATTAGCGAAAAGCTGTGAAGTGTCAATCCCGTATTTTGCGTATCGATTTGTAGAACTTGCCCCTAGTGAATTGTCCCACTTTTCTACGACTTCGCCAGTTACCCTATGCACAAACTTAATGTAAACCCAGTTAGGAATAGACGTCAAAAAATCCATTGGAGTACAATAGAAATAATTAACGCCGCTGTCTTTTGTTAACTTAATCATGGTATCAAAAAATCCCCGACTTTCATCGGTCGGGGATCTTCGCTTTATTTAGAGTTAGAACTTTTATCCAGCCACTTCCAAGTTCGCGGCTACGTTCGCAGCAACCACAAGGAAATCTTCGCGCTCAACCGAGCTGAATGTCAAAACAGAACCATTTCTGTCACCAGCAGCAGTTCCTGAACCGCTCTCGGTTGTGTCCAAAAACAGACCGAACTCTTTACCGAACATGCGGTAGGTCTGGTCCATTTCCTTAGTCACTACCGTTACACGATTTTTCGCTAAAGTTGTTATCATGTTACGAACTGAAGCAGAACGTGCGTTGATTGGGAAGGTAACTTGATGGGTGAAAAACACCGTTCCGTTCTCTTGTGAACCAGTCAAAGCGTTTGAACTTGAAGCAGTACCGCGTGGTACTTCGAACTTCCAAAAACGCTTTCCGCTTGCTTTGGTCATGGCTGTAACCGTTCCGCTGGCTTCAGTCACGCGGCTATTTCCAGACGCATCATAAAGCGCGGAATTTTCAATCAGATAAATGGCTTCAATACCACCCACCGCTTCGCGGCAGTCAATAGTGTAACCTCCAGTTATTGCGCAAGGCATAGTATGTAGATTTATGAAAAAGGCGGCGTTTATTACACCGCCTTTTTTCGTTAGTTAATCAGTTATTAGATAGCAGCTTTGAACTTCACGCATTCGCTAGGGAACGCTACGTTCACGCCAAGTTTGAAGGCAACCTTTGTGCGGATCTCGTCATTATCTTCGGAGTACCACACTTTGTAGCTAGCTTCTTCGTCTTCAAGATCAACACCCATCGCTACGTTGCTCATGCTCATCGCGTAAGCGTCTCCAGTTCCGTTCAAACCATGAACCGCGATTATCTCGATGTTAGTGGCAGGCAAGATAAAGCTATTCGCGTTCGCGTCTTGTGGGTTGTAGCTAAACATATTCTTCTCGCGGAAAGCCAAGATCAACAAGCGATACCAGTCATATCCTACAAAGATTTTAACGTCTCCTTTACCCATTACTGCCGCAGGAATTGCTTTGTAGATAGCTTCAGTAGAAGCGATTACGTTTGTAGCGTTAACGGTTGAAACCACACCAGTCAAACCAGTGAAGCCAGTCACGTTTGCGTCGATTGCAGTAGGATCGATCAACTTTTGCAAACCATCGAACTTATTCAAGTTGCCAGTAGCCCCGGTTGCGTCACCTTGCCAAATTGCAGTTTCCAACTGTGCAGCGATGCGAGCGTTTTTCTTCGCAAGGTATGCATCAAGGAATTCAGCGTTTCCGAAGTCGGTGTAAGTAGAACCGGCGCGGAGTGCCTCTTGTGTAAACTTTGCTTCAAAATCTTTCGGGCAAATTGTTTCAGCAAGCATGATTTTACCTACTGTAACGGTGCGCTGTGTGAAGCTAGTAGTTCCTGATGGATTGTAGCCGCAGCCGTCAGTTTGGAAAACCGCGTCGGTGTCCATCAAAGGAATAGCAGCGCTTGATTTTACACCAGTCAGGACGATACCATTGTCCATAATCAACTGCTGGGTTTTCGCGCCGATAACCGCAGAAGTCAGCAACGGACGAACCAGTTGCTTGGTATAGTTAGTTAAACCTGTTAATTCGAGTGCCATTGTATTGGATTTTAGTTGTTTACTTTTTTGAGAATAAAATGTCGTAAGATTTTTTCACTTCGCTGAATTGCTGTGGCTTTACAGCCGCGTCAGGTTGACCAGTTGGAGCAGATGCGAGCGTTTGTGTCAAGTTCATCAAGGTCTCCATCGCTTGCATATACTTTGACAACTTGGTTTCGTATTCAGCGAAACGCTGCTCGTAAGCAGAAAATTTAGCTTCGTAGCTGCTGAACTTTTGTGAAGTCATGTTTTCGAATGCAGCGAATTTTGAAGACATATCCATTTCTGGAGCTTCGATTTCGATTTCGATTTCTGCTTTTGGCTTGATTTCAGTGATCGCGCCGTTGTCACCCACGACGATTATAGTACCGTCTTCGAGTGTGTGTTCGCCAGCCGGAGCAGGAACGCCGTCGATGGTAACGATACCGCCAACAGCAAGCTCGGTAACTTGTACCATAGTGCCGTCTTGTAATTTAGCGTCGAGCATTGCGACTGGTTGAACTGGTTTGTTGATTTCGTTGAATACCTCGCGGATTCTTTCGAGTACTTCGATTGCTTTCATGATGTAGTGTATATTTATTGAGTGATTGTAACGTTTAAGAGTTCAGCTATTTTTTTCAGGGCATTTTCTTCGGCTGTTATCGGCTCGTCGTAGTCGAACAAACCCTCGACCGAAAAGCCCTTGTATTTGCCTTGTTTTACTTCCTGCCAGACGTTGTCATTTTCCACGTAGAACGAACCGAACCAGCTTCCATCAGCAACCCCTTCAAATCCCTTCATAGGCATGATTCCCCGCTCCTTGTCAACTATCCATGATTCAAACATGGTAACGCCTTTGACTTTTTGCTCCGGATCGTGCATCAGGTTCACGTGGTTATGGTATTTCCTTTTCGCAAACTTGATGGCAATGGCTTTGATAGTATCAGCGGAGAATTTCACGTAGTGTTCCCCCATCCGGTCGTTGTTCCGATAGATCAATTCGTCAGCCAGCATAAGCGGACCGGAAATGATTCGCTTTTCTTCGTTCATGATTCGGAAGGACATTTTTTCCCTTTCGATTTGTTCGAGCTTGCGGCTTGCCCACTCCACCCCGGCATCGCCACCCCAAGCCAACCACATCAAACGTCCGCATCCGTCGCCTAGCTCTTTTTGCGAGTTCTGACGGTGACGTTCAAAGGCAGCCATCCGGGCAATGGTATCGCGACTGATTGGTTCGCCGTTTGCTAGTTGGTTTGCCCTTGCCACACGAACCCCAGCCGTTTTCCTCTGCCCAGCGCAAAGCTATTTTGGCATTCTCGCTCGCTTGCTTTGGATAGTCGGTGTAGGATTCCTGAAATTCTTGTGCATATCTGTTCTCCCACTTTGAATAGCAGATGGCAGCCGCTTGTTCCGGATCTTTGCCTTCCCCGATTACATATTCAATACATCGTGGAATAAACTCCGTTTCATGTTCGCCCTTGCTAGGTTCTAAAAATTGATCTTTGAACGCGAGAAAATCCCGCTGGATGGCTGGAGCATCGACTAGCGCGATGTAGTCAACTTCCGCATCTTCATTCATTTTTTCGCTGATTTTCAGCTCGTAAATTGGTAGTGTCATGATGTTAAATTTATGCGATTCGTGCCGCCCTTTCTAGGCGTTGTATTCTTTGTTGATTTCCGGAAACGTCCGATTCCACGACATAGGCGCGAGCCGCTACGTTCCCGATTTGATTGACTTGTGATTGATTGATTAAGGTAGTTTCTGCTTGTGGAGTGAGTGGGGCAGTAGGAACTGATGGAGCACCTCCTGATGGAGCGGACACGCTCGCACCCCCTGAAGGTCCGGGAGTTTTTACCGCAATGATTTTACGGATATTTGCCAAGCCACCAGCGACCGCTAGACCAGCACTAATATAAGGGTAAGCCGGACCAAGGATCGCAATAGGGTTTTTTTGTGCTGCCTTAAACGCTGACCATGCTGCCTGATAAGTGTCAATGGTAGCCGCTGCAACCGCCGCCGCTTTTCCCGCTGCCGTTTCTCTCCCGATAATATCGCCAAGTTGAGAAAGCATACCCCCAATCTTTGCGACATTTTCAACCTTGGCTTGTGCTTCAGCTTCGTCAACTTTTATCCTAGCTTCCGATAGTTGTTTGTATTTTTCATTATATTCGATTTGAGTTATCAAACCTAAATCAAGCGCCGTCTGAAGCGATTCCTGACGCAATTCAAAGGAAAGCTGATCGTCCTTTATTCTGTCTTCAAAAATCTTTTGCAAGTTCGCTTTTTCCTCTGCTGCCGCCGCGTCTCTTTTTGCTTTTTCTTCAGCCTCTTTTTCCTCTTTGGTTTTTATCCTTTCAGCTTCATTTGCCGCTTGTTTTGCAGCAAAATCCGCATCAATGATTGCCCTTCGATTATTGTACTCTTGTTCCGTTATTAGCTTTTGATTCAGGAACTCGAGCTGCTTGTCAATCTCTTGTTGGTTTTGAACGGACAACTCAAACTGCCGACGGTCAAACTCATTTTTGAAACCTTGCAGACGCTGCTGAATGATAAAATCTTCAGATATCTTTTGCTGCTCCGCAAGTTTTTGTTGATGTTCCTTTTCCTTTTCTTCGCGTTTTTTACGAGCTTCAGCTTCTATTGCCTCGCGTTTTTTCCTAGCTTCATCAGCTTTTTCACGTTCCTTTTTTGCGACCTCGTCCGCTGCTTTTTGCCGATCGTCTCCCGCCTTTTTGATTTCCCGGTCCGCTTTGTCTCGGTATTGTTTAAGCAGCGCCTGCTTTTCAGCTTCGCTCATTTCCTCGTTCTTATTTACCTCAACCAGCTTTTTGTTATATTCTAAATTCGCCTTGATTTTCCGCTGGGTGTATTCGTCGTATTTATCGGCATTCGCATCCAGAAAAGATTCCGTCTGCTTTATTCTTTTTTCAGTATCGGATATCAGCTTGTCCGTTTGCCGTTGTGCCTCGCTGGTAACGCCTAGAAAATCCGTGACCGCGTTCACAATACCCATAATCGTATCGCCAACCGCCGCAAGTCCGGGAACGAAGTTTAAGACCACCTTTTTGACTTTATCGAAGTTCGCGATCAGCAAACCAACCGCCACCACGAGCGCACCGATACCAGTCGAAATAATCGCCTGACGTAGAGAGCCGAACGCATTGCTTAACCCACCCTTTACAAACGTCGCAAGGTTCTTAAATGAATCCCTAGCTTCAAGGACGGAGTTCAATCCTTGGCTCAATGCCATCGCCCCCTGAACTTTTACGAGCGTCTTTTCAAGTTCCTTTGATTCGCTACCGAATAACGCTTGCGCTCCCTGAACCGCCGCGAATCCACCCGCCACGCCTTGTAGGGCAGCACCGAACGCTTTGAACTTTGCATCCGGATTGAATGCATCAGTGAACGCTTTGGCATCCCCGATTTCGTCCTTCAGATTCGCCACACGCTTGGCAGCCTCGACAGCTTCCTTGGAAGTATCGCCAAACTTTTGACGCATGGCAATAAGGTCAGCTGTTGCCTCGCGAAGTTGTTTTTTTATCGAACCGACCGATTGCACCGCGTCCGAGCCGTCCACCGTTATTTTTACTCCTACTTCTGTATTAGTTGCCATATATTCTTATTTCAAAAGGTGTGTCAAGAAGAACGCCATCTGTCAAACTTCCGCCTTTGTAGGTTAAGATTTTAAGATTTGAAACGTCCACGATGTATGTTTGAATGCTGACTGTATCTGCATTTATTCCAGAATGATTTGCAAAATTGCACCAAAAGCCAAGCGTAGGATCGAAGATATCGTCTACGCTTTCGATGTTGTACTCACCAGCACCCACGTATGTCAAAGTCAACCCAGCAAGGTAACCGCTATCCTTGTAAC